AAGTACCTATTGATGTTGATGGTACTATTAGAAAATTACCGCTTGACAAATCCGTACCAAGTGTTATAATGAAGATCATTAAGTTTCCTATACCTAAACAAAACAATATATGGATAGACTTTAGACATCAAGTACCTAGAATAGATTATACAGATAAAGATTGGTCATCTATGAAAGGTAAGATAGTATTCATAGGTACTACATTTAAAGGTTCAACATTTGTATTGACACCTAATGGATTAAAAAATACACACGAGATAATGGCATTGTCAACAGAAACTTTGTTGTCAGGTAAGTTTATTACAAGACCTAATTGGGCACCTATAGCAGAATGGATTGTTTTAATATTAGCATTAGGTTTCTTTTTAGTTGTTATACCTAGAGTTGGTTTATTATGGTCAGTATTATGGTTAGTAGGTTTCTATTCTGATCTAGCAATTGCAAGTAGTTACCTTTGGTATAAACATTTAATTATTACAGACTATTCATCAATTGCATTAATAGGTAGTATAGTATGGACACATTTAATATACAATAACTTTGCACGAGAAAACAGATTAAAATTACAGATCAAAAAACAATTTGAACATTACCTAGAACCTAAGATGGTTAAGAAGTTACAACAAAATCCTAACTTGTTAAAACTAGGTGGTGAAACAAAAGAACTAACATTTTTATTCTGTGATATAAGAGGGTTTACACCATTGTCAGAAAGATATAAAAGCAATCCTGCAGATTTAACAAAAGTTATTAATAAGTTTCTAACGCCTATGACAGATATAATAATGAAGAATAACGGAACAATTGATAAGTATATGGGCGACTGTATTATGGCATTTTGGAATGCACCTATTGACACAGCGAATCACAAAGAATTAGCAATCAATTCAGCACTACAAATGATAGACAAGTTAAAAGAATTAAATAATAATAATGGGTTTGGAGATAACAATATCATAAATATTGGTATAGGAATCAATACAGGTAAATGTATTGTTGGTAATATGGGTAGTGAACAAAGATTTGACTATTCTGTTATCGGAGATTCTGTGAACTTGGCAAGTAGATTAGAAGGTGTTTCTAAAAACTATGACGCCACACTAGTTGTCGGAGAAGACACATACAAAGATATATCTACATTATACAATTTCAAAAAATTAGACGAGGTAACTGTAAAGGGTAAATCAAACAAGGTAACCATTTACACAATAGAGAAATAACTTATGGACTACGGAACTATAAATTTAATCATAATATCTGGATTATTATTATGGCAAAATTGGTCTATATATAATTGGATAGAACGAGAATTTTAATGGCAACACAAGACACAAATGTTTTAGTACAAATAGAATCACTTAAAAAAGACATAGAAAATGTCAACAGCATACAAGGTCGTTTAGATACTGCTATAGATAAACTAACAGATGTTTCTACTTGTGTTAAGTCTATGTTGGCAGTACACGAAGAAAAAATCCAAAGAGCAGAACAAACAGACGAAGTTATCTTTACAAAATTAAGAGAACGACAGAATGAAATTGATTCTGGATATAGAGATTTACAAAGAGAAATGGATCAAGTTGAAAAGAGATTACTTAATGAGATAAAAGCATTGCGTAATGATATAGGTAGCCGTGTAGGAGTCCTAGAAAAGTATAGATGGATTATCCTAGGTGCTTTTCTCGCAGTTGGTTGGATTTTATCTAAAAATTTAATGCCTATCATAAAAATGATGAATGGGACAGGTCTGTAAACTAGGACTAAAACCACACTTTTTACCTGTAGGAAGATTCGCCGACTAATTTTTGACTGAAAAAGTCGGTCTATATTACGCTTGACTTTTTAGTATAAATGTAGTATAGTGAATACTGCTATGTCAAGTTATATTGATCTAAAATTTATTAATGATGTTTCAAGTAGATTAAGTCTTTTTAAGAAAAAAACTGATTACTTATTCAACTTCAGATGTCCTCATTGTGGAGACTCACAAAAGTCCAAGACAAAGGCGAGAGCATACCTTTATCGTGTAAAAAACGATATGTTCTTCAAATGTCATAATTGCGGACAAGGGCAAAACTTTGCCAACTTTTTAAAATTTGTAGACCCTAAACTATATTCAGAATATGTTTTAGAGAGATACAAAGGATCGGCACCTGCGACACCGGCACCGAAGTTTGATTTCAAACCAACGAAGTTTGAAGATCAGACAATACTTGATGATCTAAAGTCTATTTCTGATTTACCTGAGGATCATCCTGCTAGATTATATTGTACAAGACGAAAGATACCTAAAAAGTATTTTGATATTCTATATCTATGTGATAAGTTTATGACTTTAGTTAACAAAGTAAAACCTAATACTTACAAAGTTACTAAAGATCAACCTAGACTTATTATACCGTTTTTTGATACAACTGGAAAGTTGTTTGCTTTTCAAGGTCGTGCTTTCGGTAAAGAACAACCAAAGTATATAACGATAAAACTAGATGAAAACAAACAAAAAGTTTACGGACTTGAAAGAATTAACTTTACACAAAAGGTTAAGATCGTTGAAGGCCCGATTGATAGTTTATTCCTTGATAATTGCCTGGCTGCTGCTGGTGCAGATTTATCATTAAATAATAAAATATCAAACGAAAAAGTTTTATATATATTTGACAACGAACCTCGTAATAAAGAGATCGTTAACAGAATGTATAAAGTGATTGAAAAGAATTATAATATTGTTATATGGCCAGACGACATACAACTTAAAGATGTAAACGATATGATAATGAACGGCACAAGTGCGTCTGAACTTGAAAATATTATAAGTAAGAACACATACAATCAACTAGCAGCTCTAACAAAATTAACTCACTGGAAAAAGGTTTAATATGGTACAAGAAATTATAAATGTAGTGAAACGAGGACAACGAGGAAAAGAACCTTTAAACATTGAAAAGATACACGATATGGTAGAGTATGCCGTAGAAGATATATCAGGTGTGTCATCATCACAAGTTGAAATGCAAAGTGGCTTACAATTTTATGATGGTATGTCAACAGATGAAATTCAACAAATCCTTGTTAAGTCAGCTGCAGATTTAATTTCTTTAGAAAATCCTAACTATCAATATGTTGCTGCTAGATTATTACTTTACAGTTTAAGAAAACAAGTTATAGATAAACTTTGGGATCACCCACACATATACGATCACACTAAAAAATGTATAGAGAAAGGTGTTTATGATTCTTCTATTATGGAATTGTATGAGAAAAAAGATTTTGATAGAATGGAAGGTTGGGTTAATCACAATAGAGATTATGATTTTACCTATGCAGGATTAAGACAAGTTATTGACAAGTATCTAGTACAAGACAGATCAAGTGGTGATGTTTTTGAAACACCACAATTTATGTATATGATGATTTCTGCTACACTATTTGCTAAGTATCCTAAAAACAAAAGAATGTCATATGTTAAAAAATACTATGACGCAATATCACAATTTAAAATAAACATTCCAACACCAGTAATGGCAGGTGTAAGAACACCTATTAAACAATATGCAAGTTGTGTATTAGTTGATGTTGATGATACTTTACCAAGTATCTTTTCAAGTGATATGGCAATTGGTAGATATGTTGCTCAAAGGGCAGGTATCGGTATCAATGCAGGTAGAATAAGAGGTATCAATAGTAGAATTAGAGGTGGCGAAGTACAACACACAGGTGTTATTCCGTTTCTTAAAAAGTTTGAATCAACTGTTAAATGTTGTACACAAAACGGTGTAAGAGGTGGTAGTGCAACTGTACACTTTCCTATATGGCACCAAGAGATAGAAGACATCATTGTTTTAAAGAACAACAAAGGTACCGAAGATAATAGAGTTAGAAAATTAGATTACTCTATACAGATCAGTAAACTATTTTATGAAAGATTTATTAACGAAGAAGACATAACTTTGTTTTCACCACACGAAGTACCTGAATTGTACGAGGCGTGGGGTACACCAGAATTTGATGAACTATATCAAAAGGCAGAAAGAAAAGTATCAGTATCTAAAAAGAAAGTATCAGCACAAACACTCTTTGGTAATATTCTAAAAGAAAGAGCAGAAACAGGTCGTATCTATATTATGAATATTGACCATTGTAATACTCACTCTAGTTTTAAAGATAGAATTTTAATGTCAAACTTATGCCAAGAAATTACTTTACCTACTGAACCTTTACAACACATAGACCAAGAAGGTGAAATTGCATTATGTATTTTATCTGCTATTAATGTAGGACTAATTGACAAAAGAGATGAATTAGAACCATTGTGTGATTTAGCAGTTAGGGCGTTAGATGAAATTATAGATCATCAAAAGTATCCTATAAACGCTGCTGAAATATCTACAAAGGCAAGAAGAAGTTTAGGTATAGGTTATATCGGACTTGCACATTATCTTGCTAAAAAAGGATACAGATACGATCAGAAACTTGCGTGGAGACAAGTTGATAAATTAACAGAAGCATTCCAGTATTATCTATTGAAGTCAAGTAAAGAACTTGCACAAGAAAAAGGCAAGTGTGAATACTTTAATAGAACAAAATATTCCGATGGTATTCTTCCCATAGACACTTACAAGAAAGAGGTAGACGAGGTTGTAACCAGAAATCTGACCTACGATTGGGAGTGGTTAAGGAAAGAAATTAAAACATATGGGCTACGACATAGCACACTCACAGCCCAAATGCCATCAGAATCCTCTAGTGTGGTATCTAATGCAACAAACGGCATTGAACCACCTAGAGATTATTTAAGTGTTAAGAAAAGTAAAAAAGGTCCTTTAAAACAAATAGTACCTGATTATAAAAGATTAAAAAATAATTATAGTTTATTATGGGATATGAAAGGGAATGAAGGATATATAAATATCGTTGCAGTAATGCAAAAGTATTTTGACCAGGCAATCTCTGGTAATTGGTCATACAATCCTGAAGATTATGAAGACAATCAAGTACCTGTATCAGTAATGGCACAAGACTTATTGACAACATATAGATTGGGTTGGAAGACTTCTTATTATCAAAATACATATGACGCCAAAAAAGATATTGACGAACCAGTACACGGCATTGGTTGGATAGATGAAACAAAACAACCAGAACCAAAAGAGGAAGACGAGAATTGTGACTCGTGTACAATATAAATGAAATCAGTATTTAACAAAGATAAGAATTTAGACGCAACAAAACAATCAATGTTTTTTGGACCCGATCTAGCAGTACAAAGATATGATACTATGAAGTATCCTGTCTTTGATAAACTAACTCAACAACAACTAGGATATTTCTGGAGACCTGAAGAAGTGTCTTTACAAAAAGACAGAAACGATTACCTAGAATTAAGAGAAGAACAAAAATTTATATTTACATCTAACTTAAAGTATCAAACTATGTTAGATAGTGTACAAGGTAGAGGACCTTGTCTTGCATTTTTACCTTTTGTATCTTTACCAGAATTAGAAAGTGCTATTATTACTTGGGACTTTATGGAAACAATTCATAGTAGAAGTTATACATATATAATTAAAAACTTATACTCACAACCTAATGAAGTATTTGATACAATTATACAAGATGAAAGATAGAGAAAAGAGCAGCTTCAGTAACTAAAACTTATGATGATCTAATTGAAATGGGATATAAATGGACAATAGATAAGAAAGTTGATCTATACGAACTAAAGAAAAGATTATATCTTGCTATGGTATCAGTAAACATACTAGAGGGTTTAAGATTCTATGTATCATTTGCTTGTTCGTTTGCATTTGGTGAACTAAAGAAACTAGAAGGTTCTGCTAAGATCATATCATTTATTGCTAGAGATGAAAGTCAACACCTTGCAATGTCGCAAAGAATAATTAATAATTGGAGAGATTTTGAAAATGATAAAGACTTTACAAAGATTATAAAAGAAACTGAAAAAGAAGTTTATAAAATGTATGATGACGCAGTAGACCAAGAGAAGCGTTGGGCAACTTACTTGTTCTCTAAAGGTTCTATGATAGGTCTATCAGAAAAACTATTACACAAATTTGTAGAATATACAGCAAATAGAAGAATGAGAGCAATACAATTAAAACCTGCTTACGAAACAAAAACAAATCCTTTACCTTGGACAGATCATTGGTTGAATAGTAAAGGTACTCAAAATGCACCACAAGAAACAGAAATTGAAAGTTATGTTATTGGTGGTATTAAACAAGATGTAACCAAAGATCAATTTAAGAAATTTAAATTATAATGATAAAATCAGAAAAAAATTGTACCAATTGTCAAACTAAATATAGTGTTACCTGGGATGAAGACAAAACAGATATGACACCTTTTACTTGTCCGTTTTGTGGATTTGAAGTAGAGAATGAAGAAGAAACTGAAACATATATTCCAGATGAAGCTGAACACGATAGTTGGAATTGATTATAGTTTAACAAGTCCTGCCATTTCTGTAGGATTTAAAAAGTATTACTTCTTAACAAACAAGAAGAAATATATAGGTAAGATAAGTGAAGATATTATAGGATATGAACATAGAGAATGGACAGACCCAATTGAGAGATTTAGAAATATATCAGACTTTGCGATTGATATTATTAAACCTTTATCTAATCCCAAAGTT